ATTCTTCAAAGTTAAAATCAGCCATGTTACTTGCTTCTTTCTTTTCGTTTGGTTCTGATTTCACCATTACGACCAATAAACAAACCACCGATAGGAATCCTATCAAATTCTGCAGATGTCCTTGGGGTGTCATAAGGGTTCTCCTTAGTACCTACCGTTTCTATAGTAGCAGCTCCACCTGAAAACTGTGTAGGTATAGACCTACCAAAACCACCTTGTACTTGTTGACCAAGTTGTGCTTGAGGTACAAACTCTGCCTCTGTTTCAGGAGAACTTGTATCAGTTTCTTGAGACTGTTGTTGCTCAAGCATATCTTCAGATATAGCATACTGTATAGGACTATACCCTAGCTGTTGTCTGTACTTATCTAACTGCTTTATTCGTTTAGGTGTATCAGCTACTGGTTCAAACTCTTCCGATAAAGCAATGAACTCTTCTGACTTCAATATTTCAGCAGCTTGATAAAATGCTTTAAAGGACTGAGGTGCTTTGTCACTTAACCTACCACCTCTAGACATTGCACCTTCAAAGAAAGTTCCATCAGGTTGAGGGAAAACACCCTCAGCAACAAGTTTAACTTGAAGTGTTTGTCTTGCTCTTGTGCCTAAGGCTAGTAGTTCTCCTACGTTCATGCCATATCTGTTAGCTAATGCAGATACCTTTTGACCGAACTCGTTGTCAGCTAAAGACCAATCACCATCTGTTCTATTGAAACGAAGATTATCTACACCCCTTACAAGACCTAAAGCTCGTCTAACTACAAGTGTCTTTGATCTATCTATTGCAGCTTTCATAGCTAACCTAATAACTTCAGCATCTCTAGCACCATTCTCTCCAGATCTTTCTAGAAGATTTAAAGTTTGCATATTCTTACGAGAGTTTAAAGAGTCTAAGTGTTCGGCTGATGGATTTGTAATCTTACTAAGGAGGTAAGCTTGTTCAATCATATCAGTTTTAAATGTCTCAGCACCTGTAGGTTTGTTTACAATATCAACAAAATAACCATCTATTGCAGCTCTGTTAGCATTCAGTTTATTAAAAAAACTAGCTTTTCTCTTTTTATCTTGTTTGTTGTTTGTTCCTTTAGGAATAATACTGGCATGTTCCTCTATTAGATTTTCAGGGAACTCCATATTTATAGTAGGTTTAGTTTCTCCTTCAGGTGTTGGCTCTTCACCTAACATGCTTAAAAGTTCTGGGCTAAAGTCGAGGTCAGTAAATGTTACCTTTGGTCCTTCAACATAAGTGTCTATAAAGTCATTTGCAGCAGCAAATTGACTACTTAAAATGTTTTCAGCTATCACTGGGTTATCCTTTAAGGCTGCTAATAAAGGTAAGCCTTCTCCTTCTGCACTTAATATCATACGAGCCATAAATGCTGTCTGCTTTTGTGTTGCCTGTTTATCATCAAAGTCTTTTAATGCTTCTCTTAATTCTAACAGTGTATCCTTTTTCTTTTTTATCTCAGCATATTGGGAGGCATACATCTTATTAGCTGGTTCTTGGAAGGCTTTCTGAGACAGCACATTATCTACTAAAGTTCCTAGCTGTAAGGTCTGAGATATATCAAAGTCCCTCTCTCCTTCAATAGATAGGATTTGATTGTAAGCATCTGCAAGGTCATCTAAAGTAGCAATACTATCAGGGTATGCACCTAACCAATCAGTGTTAGCTCTCATAATAGCTTGATTAGTTCTTGCAAGAGAGAAAGAATACTCTTTAGCTGCCATACGACCTGCTTCAGAATCAGATATGTTCTGTCCAGTTTCTTGAAGAACTCTCTCTTTTACAGACTGTATACGAGCTAACTGAAGATTAGGATCTATCTTACTAAATATTTCTACTTCTAAATCTGCTTCACTCTTAACGGCTTTAGGAGTAACAAAGATATCTGGTCCAAACAATTGTTCTACAAGTGCTCTCTCTTCGTCGTTCATACCTATACTAGCAAATTTTGGTGCATAATGTTCAATTACCTTATCTAAAGGTAAATTACTTTTTGAATCTTTTTTAGCATTTACAAGTGTAGTCTTAAATAAGTCTCTGTCTCTATCTGTTTGTGTAGGACCTTTAGTTGCAGGTGCATTACCAAAAGATTTTAAGATACTTGTGCCTAAGTTCAAAGCAGTAGTAGTATAACTAGGGTCAGCTACAGCCTTCTCATAAGCTTCTGCTCCTCTTATATCTTGTTCAGGTCTAAATGCCATTCTCTAATCTCCTTGAGCAGCTTTTGCTGTTATTCGGGCTTCTTTAGATTGCCCTTTAGTTTCTTCTACTATGTCTAAAATTGCTCTAATGTTAGCAATACTTCTGTTAAGCTTGCGTTGATCGTTTACACTAAAACCACCTACAAATATCAAAGCCCTAGCTTGGTTATACAAAGCCTTACCTTCTTCTATCTTATCAGGATCACCAGTTCTAATTAAATCTAAACCTCTATCCGCATTTCTATTAATAAGATTACGAGCATCTTTATATCTAGGTGTTTCTCCATAAGAAATATCTTTAGCATCATAGAAGTTTAGAACATTCATAGGCGTAGCACCACCAGCCATTGACATTAACAGAGGGTACGTCACATCTTCTCTACTAAACTCTCCAGCAATTGAACCTTTTTTACTTTGGTACTTCCCAGTCATTACTAAATCTCTGGCTTTAAACCACATATCTGCTGACTTAACATTTCTTGACAGTTCTATCATTTGCTGAGTTAGTAATGGACTCCATTTTGTAGGTAAGTAACTTCCATCTTCAAATAAAAGAGGTGTAATAAGTCTTAAACTTTTTAAAGTACTATATGAATCAGAGATTATCTGAGCTGATGGACCACCTATTAATTCAACTACAGACTCATCAGATATATAATCGTAGTACTGTTGGAGTACACCGTTCATAGGACCAATACGAACACCTAAAGATACATCTGTTCCTACAGCTTTAGATAAAAACATATCAAATGTACCAAACTTTACAGCATTTAAGACAGCTACAGCATTTTCATCTTCTGGATCTATACCTAAAGAAGCCATAGCAGCTATCATTCTAGGTGGTAAACCTACACCTCTAGCACCAAATAGGAGTACGTTAGCTATGAGTGATCTTGTTTTTTCTGCACGTGTTAAATCTCTACCTATCAGGACATTCTCAGCAAACCTAAGGGAATAAGATTGCCACTGAGTAGCTAAAGCCATTATAGAGTTTTCTTGATATTGACCTCTTTGACCAGATGTCATACGATAAGAAAGAACTTGCTCTCTGTTAGAAACAAACTGAATACCTTTGTCAGAGAAAACATCTTTAGAAACCTTACCAACATTGTGTTCGATAACTGCTGTAGCTATTGCAGCAATACGCCCAAACAATTCACCGCCTTTGTACGGAGTAAGACCTAATTCTAATAGTTCATTAAGTTTACTTGCTTTATCATTAAAGGCTGCACCACTCCTTTCAAGAGTGTTTGTACCTATAACGTGTCTACCTGTTTCTTTTATATATCTAACAGTATCTATAAGCTCTTGTTTAGTCATTCCAAGAGTGCCGTTTTCTCTTAGGGTAGTCTCTACAATCTTCTCAATATCTTTTTCTGCAGCTTTTCTAGTCTTAAATAAAAGCCCTGCAATAATTGGTACGTTAGGTGCAGCTTTAAAACCAGAATTAGATATAGCCATTATCTGAGCAACGTGAGATGCGTTAAGAACAAACTGATCTGGATTACCCATTCCCATTTTCATATGGAAAGAAAGTGCTCTTAGCTGACCAGCACCTTGACCTATCCAATCTTCTGGCTTAGTTTGCATACCTTTCTTAAAACCTAAGATACCCTTATCGTATATTAATTCAGCTAGACCATGAGCAAGAGGAGTAAACCTATCTGTTCTTTCCATAAGACCTAATCTAGATTTTATTGCTCTTTGTTGTGATCTTAGTTCTGCATTCTCTGGGCTATACTTTGAGCTAACTTTAGCTGTCTGTATAAACTCTTCAGGTGTAAGAGTTTTCGGGTCTACACCTTTAGCAAATTCAACATTCTTTAATCTATTAGCTTTTTGTACCCATCCGTTTACAGCAGATTGAGTAGCTTTATAGTGAGAGTATCTGTATGTCTCAGATTTAAACTGATCTATTATGTTTTGTATGGGGCTTTGATTTATTGTTTGTGCTCCACCATAAGTCATAGGTGGGGTGTCACCACGTTTACGACTTACCCTCATAGACTGATATTCCCCAGCAGTCATACCTTCAGCTTTGCTACCTAACATATCAAGACTTTCGTCTCTACCTCTAGTAATAAACTCACTATCAGGAGCAAAAGATTCTCCGTGTCTCTCAGCAATTTTCTTTAGAGATGTGAAGTCAGATACATGAGGGTTCCATGTAGTATTACGAGCAATAACAGCATTAACTTTTACTAAGTCATCCCCAGTTAAGGTAAGTTTTCTTATACCTTTTAAACCTGCTACTTTAAGAAAGGGGTCTAAAGCCTTCTGAATGTTGTTTAATTCGTTAACAGCTTTTCTTGCTTCTTTGTTACTGAAAGAACCTAGTAGTGTTCTGAAACCACCGTCTACTTCTCCTTTACCAGCTACTAAGTTAGTAAACACCTTGCCTATAAAGTGACGAAGACCTTCATTGTTTCTTGTACCACCTACATTATAACCTAATACATCAGTTTTTATAGGTACTCTAGAATCTAGTACATCCGTTACATGGTCATAAAAGATACCATCAGCTGCTTCAAAAGGTTCGTCTAATTTGTAGGCAATACGATCACCTAAAGTTTCTTTTGTTACTTGACCTGTTAATCTACTAAACACAACAACTTCATCAGCTATGCTATCAACTGCATAACCTATAGTATTGTAGACAGTTCCATCTGTACCTTCTGTTACTGTAATAGTACGACCATTCTTTTCTGCTACTCTTTTTAATATGTCAGTAGCTTTTATATTCCATGCTGCATTGTTTAAATCAGTTAAGGCAGCATACCCTTTTAACTGAGATTCCGTAGGTATTTTACCGAAGATAGAAAAGAAGTCTCTGGTAAATTCAGCATCTGTAGGGGCAGCTCTTAAAGAAGATAGACCTGTCTCCATGTCACCTAAAAAACCATCTCGGTAACTTAACATAACTGTTTCTAGTTCATTGAAGCTACGTTTGTCTAGTTTTCTTACTGACTTAAATGCTTCATTTGCAAGTTGACCAGCTCGTATCGTAACATTCTCTGATGCGTTTATTAAAGAACCTACCCTAGCTCCTAAAATTGTTTGAGGTGCAGCCAATACATTATTTATCATTCTCACAATAAAGTTTTCTTGTAAGTTTATATCCTCTAGTTCTTCTGCTAGTTTACGAGTGTCTAGTCTTTCACTGTATTCTAGATAATACCCATCTTTTTCTTTTACTTCTGGAAGTTTTTCTACACCTTCATCAACTTCTTTACGTATAGTTCTTGGTGCTTCTACTACCTTGTATGCTGGGTTGTTTTTAACGACTCTTAGTGCAGCTTCTTTAGTAGGGAAAGGCATACCGTCTATAGCATTTCCTAATGTTGCAGTATACACAAAGGTATCTGATCCCTCGTCTGCAATAGCACTAGGTTTAGAAATTATTTTTACTACAGGGTTATTAGAAGACTTTATAATTCTCTTGTTTACTTGATCTACAAGTTCATCAAGATTACCATAATCAAAAGCTCTACCAGTAACAGTTTGTTTACCTTTAAAGCCCATCATCTTTACTAAGGCATCAAAGATATTAGACTTGTTTGTCTCATTTATAATTGTAGCAGCATGAGGAGTATTAATAGGTAGAGCACCTTGGAAAGGATCTAAACTAGTAGGACCAGCACTCCCTGCTACACGGTCAGGAGCATGTTTAGTATTTAATTGTTTTACTGTAACCTTAGCTCCATCTACAGCACCTCTAGTAGCTGTTACTAACTCAGCCCCTGTCTTGGATGACATAACTTTTTCAAGTGTACTCAGTGTAGCCTCAGATAACTTTCTTTTGGTTGCTTGACCAGCCACTATAGAAAGTCTTCCTAGACCTCTAGTTGTACCTGCTGTTGCTATTTCAGCAAGAGCTATGAATTGTTTTAAAGAAGCATCTTTATCTGTACCAAACTCTTCAACTCTTTGTCTTATCTCTTCTATGTTACCAGCTTTACGTAAATTAAATAAACCTCTGTCTTGGTATGTTTCTATTATACCTTTAAGATATACTTCAAAATCTTCTGTTGGTAAAAGAAGGGCGTTACTCAATTCAGTAGATAACTTCTGATCTTGTTTTCTAAGATTTTCGATTATACCAACAGTCACTTCTCTACCAAACTCAAGAAAACCACCTGCTATAAACTTGAATGTGGATGGATCTTCTTCCTCTACCTTTTTAGATATTATCTCTAGAGCTAGTTCATAGTTACTAAATAAACGTGCAGCTTCAGGACTTACACTTTCATCATCAGCCATAAGAGCTGATCTCATAAGGTATTCTGAGGAGAGTACACTATCCTGTAGTTTGTTATTACGGTCAAATAACATTTGAGCTGCTTCATCTACAGGAGTGTTTAAATCTCTTAGATATTCTAAGTATACCTCTTGACTTGAGTACTGTTTAATTAAGTCATCATAAGATGAATCTTCATTTACTCTAGCTTTAGAAACTTCTGAAGGGTCTACATTTAATAATGTAGCTTGTTCATCTACTTTTCTTAACTCATTAGGAGAGGCAGGATCTACATACTTTTTCTTAGTATCAAGTAGACCCATCTCTTCTTCAAGAGTTGTAGAAGTATCTTCAATAGTTGGAATCATATCCATTGCTATTTACGCCCCTTCAGTTTTCTTTTTTCCAAAATCTGGGTTATTTATACCAAACTGGAATGCTTGCATACCTAGTCCACCTAAGGCTTGGTACTGAGAAGCTTGTAAACCGTACTTAGATATCTGACCAGATATAGCTGATAGCTGTGTACCTGTTCCTAAACCAGAGAATAAGTTAGAGGCAGCTCCACCTAGACCTCCAGATAATCCTGAACTATCTGCTGTACCAGTACCAGCTGCTGTAGCCTGTGCTCTAGCTGTTGCAAGTTTATTGGATCTTATTGCAGATCTTCTTTGTCTACGAGTTTGTACCTGCTGTGCTCTCTGTTGAGCTGCAGCTTGTTTCTTTTGTGATCTAGTTGCAGCTACAGAACTACCTACACCTACAGCTAAACCTATTAAAGCTATTGTAGTTGCTCCCATTTTATATCTCCTTTAGATAAACTGTCTCTGTTTTACTATAACCCATTCGAGTATACAGAGAACTCAAATTGCTTATATCTTGTATGTCACACATTCCAACGTAAGATGCACCGTTATCTTTAGCCCATTTTTCGTAATGTTTTACTAACTTTATAGAACTTACTTTGCCTCTGAATTCTTTAGATACAAACCAAGCTACCTCTGTTGCTTGTACTATGTGAGACATATAGAACTCAGATAGTAAACCAATTAAAGCCCCTTGTATCTCACCGTCTACATCTATTACGAAAACACCCATGTTAGTATTTTGTATAGCTGATAAGACAAACTGTTCTGTTTTATCTTTATCCCACTTGTGACTTTTAGGTGCTTCCCTTGAGAACTCTCTAGCTAAAACTAATATGTCAAATATATCTTCTTGGGTGGCTTCTCGTATTCTAGAATCTTGTGTTTTTAGCACCTATTACCTCGTAACCTACTAGGTGAAAGTCCTTACCTGCGGTACTTTCAAACCTTAATTTCATTGATCTCCCTCTACCCCTTACTTTAGACTTGGTTACTACGGTGTCTGTAGGGTAATTAATAGAACCCAAATCATCTGGGTCTACAACTGGTACATTCTTTAGTTTGTAAATCTCTCTAGGTGTAGAGTTAGCTTTAGTTAAGTTCCAAGACACTGACATCTTACAGCTAGAAGGATTAATAAATTCATAACCTACACCATTATAAGTGTAACCATCTTCAGTTACTCTCATGTATGTTGTAACGTATGGAGCATTCTTAAATGTTGTCATGTCACCCATGAAGTCATAACCTGCCTCAGCAAAGCTAGAGTAATCACCTGTACCCCAATCTAGATAACTATCTCCTGAGAAATGAGCAACAGTTAATTTACCATCTACACCACTTCTAACAAGTAACTTAATCTCACTGTCACCCTGCAAGAAGTCTCTGTACATAGTGGATACTACAGTATCTGAACCATTGACTATAGTATCAGCACCGTTTACAACTTGTGTCTCTGTAGCTGTAGAGCCTAACCCACTAAAGTAAGAACTACCTATAATGTAGTGTCCTGCTGTACCATCAGATACTTTCCAAGGATAGAAGGCTTGTAAGTTAACATCGAGTATTAGTATACTGTTGTACTTGTAGTCTATGTCTTCTGTAGCATCAGGGTAAAACCAAAACACTTTCTGGTTTACTTCATCGTACTCAACAAAGACTTGAGCTTTCTTTTCGTTAGGTATTTTATTCCATAAAGTCTGGATACTAGCTAATGATATGTTTCTAGCTTCTGGTTGACCAGATGTTTCAGATGTTTGTATAGTGTATATGCCAGTTTTAGACCACCAGATAGGAGCACTACCAGCTACAACAAAACTGTTTTCATTTACTAGACCTACATCGGATATCTTAGAGATAGAGAACTCAGTAGCCCTAAAGACATTATCAACACCTGATATAGCCCAAACACCATTCTCAGCAAATACTAAAATAGATGCTCCAAATACATATAACTTACGTACATTATGAGCTGCACCTATTTTTACAACTCCACCATCAGTATCTAATAAGTCAGAGATGTCTTCTGAAGTTGGATCATTTACTTGGTAGCAGTGTCCTAACTCTGTACTGTTCTCAATTATCTTAGAGAAATAAATCTTACCGCCGTTCTTAGCTGAATCAATACCAGCATAAAAAACTCTACTTCCAAAGGAGGCAACTGTCCTAAATCTATTAGGCTCATTCTCAACAGTTAAAGAAGTGTAAGAAGTAGAAGTCCAAGTACTTGAAGAAGGTAAAAACTTTCTTTCCTTTTGAAAAACGTCTAATATAAAATGACCGTTAGATGTTAATGTAGATCCTCTATAAACTTTTTTCCATTCATTTTCATCAAAGTTACCATTAGCAGCTTTACCAGTATACCAAGGGTGGGTAAGAGGGGGGTAACCATCTCCTCCGTCTATAAAATCACCTAAAGCTGTATGTCCTAATTCACCAACCCAACCACTGTTTGCAGTATCGTATTTTCTTTGATTAGAAACAGTAGTTGAAAGTGTCTTTGTAAAATACTGATCCTCTAATTCAGTAGAAGAACCTTGCCAATCAAAGTCTCTTTCCTTAAAAGAAATGATACTGTAAGTTAAGGAAACTGCAACTGGATCATATTCTACACGAAGAGTTTTTATGGCTGGTGAGGCTATAATCAACGTACCATTTATAGATGTAACNTGTATTCTTTCTTCGGAAGGATTGTAAGTATTGTTAGCTGTGTATACTTGTAAAATACTTGTAAGACCTCCAAGTGCTACTTTTTGAGCAGACAAAGGGTCTTTTGACTTCTCGTAGAAAGCTAGATCAGCACCTATTTGTACAACGAGAAACTCTAGGTTAGGTTGACCTGCAACATTATACCAAGTAGCTGTATGAAATACTGAACCTTCAGGTATAACTATACCGTCTGTAACTGCATTGTCTTCTAAGACTACAGCCTTACGACGACGACGAGTACCGTCCCTTTCTAAGGAACAGTTTAGCTCATCTACAGAAGCATTCTCAGGGAATGTTAATTCACTAGCTTCCGTTATTAATCCACCAGTAAAAGTATTAACTTGTTTCTGTGTTAGGCTCTGTGGCATTTATAGTTTCCTTTTCGGCCCTTCGAGCCTTAAACCTATCGTTAACAGCTTTACGAGGGGTTACCCTCTTAGTAGCTAAATGTCTTTCAACTGCTGCTAGTGCTCCTGCTGGTCCTGTCCAAGATCCTTCTAGTTCACTAGGTACTTTAGCACCACTCTCGTATTTTACTTTGTATAGTTTGTAACCATCTTGTGGTTTGTAAACTACTAAGTCTTTTTCAGTCTTATTACTTTTAACACTTATTTCTTGATTGTCTTCATCTCTAGTTAGCTCAATGTCTACCATATTTATTCTTAGGCCTTCCTTTATTCACCTTGTGTTTGTCATTCTGTACGTACACTTTTTGTCTTCGGGCTGCCTGTTCTATCTTAGGATCTGATCCTGCTTTGAATAAAGACATAGCAGTTGATTTAGCTTCTGCTAGTAGTAATGGAAACATTACATCATCTACATCAGGTGTGAAAGTATCAGAGAATGAATCAAAGTTAGGGTACTTAATTCCGTATGCTCTTGTCTTAGCTGATGTAAGAGTAGAGTCCACTGTTTGATCATACGAATCTAGTACTAGGTTTTCATCATCAAAAGATGTATAGTAAGAAGGCATAGTATCTTTACGGATAAGTAATATACTGTCTGAAGTTAAATCACTAACCTGTAATACGTTAGAAGATAAACTATCTCTACCATCGGATAAACTAAAGAACTCATCTGGTGATAAGTAAGTTAGTCTTTCATATTTTACCCCACCTGTTTGTTTGGAACAGTTGTAATCTAAAAACTCTATGTTCTTTACCTTAGTAGGGAATGAGAAGTGAGTAGGTCTTACTAAACTAGAAAAAGATGTTAAGTTTAATGTTTGTGAATGTTCAGGTATAATACGTGTAGCAATTAAGTTATAGTAAGAGTTTTCTATTACCTTAGCAATCTGTTCAGCTTCGTTAGAATCAGAAATGCTGTTGATCTCCTCCGAATCCATATCGGATAAGATATTTTGTACCATTTCGAGAAGAGTCATTTTCATGTTATGCACTCATTCCTATAATAGAAACATAGATATTAGCATAGTTAACATCTACGTTATCTGCACTAGCTTTTGTTTTAATTTCTATGTAATCGTTCTGTGCTAAAGCAGTTAAGCCAGTTACACTTATTGAACCCCAAGCACCAGATGATATAGTACGGATAGCTCTAGAGCCAACAATCTCTGTACCGTTCTTAAACAATGCCCATTCAACGTCCTTAGCACTACCTGTACTTTGAGATGATGACATTGTAACATTTAACAATGCTGTGAGATTAGTAGCATCATTATACTTAAATCTTAGGTTAGGGGATGTTACCACTGTAAACCCAGATACTATAGAAGCTGATACTGTAGGAGAAAGAAACTTCTCAGCAGTGTCCGTGTCTAAACTATAAGCATAAGGGGAAGAGTGATTGAATGCTGTAGCAGCACTTAGGTGTCTGTGAATTGGTTGCCATGTACCACTACCTGAACCATTAGCAATATAGGCTGAACCACTAGTAGCAGTGGCTGTACCTTTAGGTTCATGTAATGCACTACCAGTAAGGGATGAATGTTCTACGTTTGCCATTGTAAATAAGTCCTTAGTAGGGGAGACTTGTTAAGACTATTATACACATAAGTAAAATAGTTGTCAAGTGTTAAAGGGATAGAGGAGGAGATTTCTCCCCTCCCCTTGTATTTATGTCACTACGCCATTGGCTTTGTAAGAACAGAAACCAAGTTCTCTGGACGGTACAGTTTAAGACCGTAACGTGCAGTAGTAACAAACTCTGTACGTTGGTGATCTTTGTTGTACTCAGTGTCCACATTTGGCATCTGTCTCCATGCACCAACAAATGGCTGCACTGCTTGGTCAGCAGAGAAGAACATGTTGTTGATTGCGTTAGCTGGAGCTGCTGCACCACTGATAGTTTCTGAAGACTTTGTAGCTAAGTAGTTAGATGTGTATACATCGAAACCGTAGATGTTAGCAATGAAAGACATACCAGAAGCAATACCTGAGTTGACGATACCTTCCCAACGTGGGTTGTTTGATACACTTGTTAAGTTTGAAATTGTATTCATTTCAAATTCAACTGATGGATCAACAATAGCCACTAGGTTCTTCTGTGGTACTTTACCAGTTTTTAATGCACGAAGAGCTTTAGCAAAGTCTTCAACTGCAATTTTACCACCAGTACCTGAACCGATCATACGGTGAGCAACACCGTTGATAGTGTTAGGATTAGCTGCTGTTTGGTCTTGACCTAACTTCATGATGTCTGTCTCTAGACGTTCCATTAAGGCACGTTCTTGTAGAGGCACAAACTGAGACATGATCTGATTTGAGTAGTATACATCCTGCATCGCCTTGTTGGTGATGTAGTTACCAGCCTGTAAGTATTCAGTGATGGTGAATGTAAACTGTGCATCATCAATCGGATCGTATGTTACAGCAGCATCTTCAGTGTAGTTATTAACAGTTGCATCACCTAATGATGGGATCTTAAACGTGTCCCCATCTGGAAAGTCATTCAACCAATTTACGTATTTCATACCTTGCAGCTCATCCCGCAAGATCTCTTTTAATTCTGCACCCCATACTTCTGCTCTTTTTGCGAGAGCTAGAGTGCTTACTGTATTACCAGCCATAGTTCTATTCCTTTATCTATAAAATTTATCACCCAAACGTTCGGCATCAGCCATCATTGCACGTTGGGTAGAGGGTTTGTAGTATTGTGACGAGTTTTCTCTTCGAAGCTTTTGGTAGTAACCAAAGTCTTTTTCAGAGGATGCTTGCATTGTAGAACCTTCAGTGCGAATGCTCCCTTGAACAACTGGTGAGATACTCGGTGCTGACTTACCCATCAACTGCATAAACGCAGCAGGTGACTTAGCAGCCATACCTTGTAATTCATTCATTGGTAAACCTAGTTCAGAAGCTTTCTGTTTTACAGCAGAAGATGCTTCAGTCCCATAGGCTTTTTCAAGTTCCGATTCAACGATTGCAATGTTGTTCTTTGCAGAACTCTCTTGCTCTCGCCTCTTCAGGGTCTGTTCTACTAGGCTCTCAATGTTTGCTTCACTCGAACTAAACTGGGTATTAGCTGTATTCGAAGTGCCACTATTATTATTATTAGGATCAGGAAGTTCGGCTGTGGTTGCCGAGGCCATTTCTTCCATCTTAGCTGTAACTCCAAGTCTGTAGGCTTGTTTCTCTAGGTCATCTTTTAAAGCAGCATTCTCTTGTTTCATTTGCTCAATGAACTTATCTGCTTCTAGCTTTCCCTTTGCTAACGCCTCTACATCGTTAAACTTACGTCCGTCTCCTACAAGATCACCCAAGACTGAAGGGCTGGTTGGCTCCTCAAATGCTGATACTTGCTCACTCTGTGTTGCAGGGGTCACCTGATCCTCAGAAAATACACTCATTGTTATTCCTTATCTAAGTTAATTAGATCCAACACAGTGGTCACTGCTCTATTGAATCCGTTTCGATCTGCCTGTTTATAAGCCCAAGAAGGGGAATCATAATCAGTTGCAGGGGTTGTATCCTTTACCATAGGCTCAAGGATTTCTTTAAGACGGTCTAATCCCTCTCTCTGGGATTGCAGTGTTTGTGCTACCGCCTCTTTATCTTTCTTTGTCTTACAGTCTTTGAACCAAGCTGCCTTCATTCAATAGGCTCCTCAGGAGCTTCATCAGCAGCCATCTCTAGTTCTTGGCTACCCTCTTCTATTTTTTCTTCTTGATCAGCCTCATACTCAACCTGTGCCTCTGTGACAACCTTCTGAGTCTCTAACTGTTCAGACACTGCAACGTTCTCACCAAATAGAGCTGGTTCACCTAGTTCATCAGCTAACAATCTAGCAAACTCTTTACCTGACAGATGTGATGCAACACTTGGGTCAGATGCTTTGATCTGGTACATAGTCGTTAAGTTCTGTACACGTTGTGCTCTTTCAGCAAAGTGTCTAGCACCCATCGGTACAATCTTACCATTGGACTTAATGTCATCTCTTGTAATCTGTGTGAAGAAATACAAACCAGTATCGTCGTTTAGTACCTTAGCTGTATCTTCATAATCCATGTTACGTCTAGATACTTCCAACATAGCATTTAAGATTGGCTCTAAGAATACTCTTTCGAAGTGAGCAGTCTTGTGTTGGAATATCCTACCTGCTGCAGTCATAAGTTGGCTAACTTCAAAGGCTGTCTTCTCACCTGCACTACGGATACCCATAGCTTCTCTTGGTGCTCCAGCCATCATTTCCATCTTAGCTTCTAGGTTCTGTATTTGGAAGTCAGCATTCAATGCTGTACTGTCAGGTACTAAGTAGCCTACATCCCCTTCATCTCCTAAGTATATACGAGCATTAGGTTCGAAGTCAAAGTCCTCTACGTCACCTCTTATCTTTAATACAGGATAGGCTATCTGATCAAATACATCTGCCTTGAGGTTCTCTAAGTGATCTATTCTGTACTGCATACCAACTAAGTTATCTAGTGGTCCCATGCTGTACAAGTTGTCTGGTCTATCTCTCCATCCTACGTGGAAGATAGGATCTCTACCTAAGAAACTAGGGTTCTCTTCATTAGATAAAACGTAGGCTCTATCAACAATGGTTATAACTCTGTTGTTTAGGAACTCACCTTTTTGTGTATCGTAGATGTCACCATAGAATGTTAATATTTCTACGTAGTCTGATTCATAGTAATCAGTTAAGTTAGAGAAACCATCAGCTACAAAACCTTCTGACTTATCTACGTCTACCTCGTTACCTTTAGCTGATCCTCTATTACCGAGCATCTTATCAAACACACCACTCATGTAGTCTTTGTCAGGGGATGTTTCAACCATACGTTGCACTTCACCTAAGGTTAGAATAGACCTAACAATCTTTGGTGTATCTGAGAACTCAGCAGCTACTGGGTTAAAGCAGATATCGAAAGGTGAGATACGTACTAACTTAGGTCCTACGTAATTAACTACTCTGTCACCATCTTCGAAGTTAGTAACTTTTCTTTTGAAGTCAACAGTAGCAAAACAGTTACCGTACTGTATGTAATCATTAATAAGTTTACTTGTTGTGTTAACAAAGTCAGATTGACTTAACTTGTTCTCCATGTATGCTTGTATGATGTCTCGTTTAATCTTAACATCTGATGCAGCATCTGTAGCTTCAAACCTGAACCATCTCTTCTGAGGAAACAATGCAGCAAAGTAGTTAGCATGTANGTTNTCAGCAATCTGTGTTAGCTTAGGTGTAGTCGTTGAGTTAGACCAAGGTAACTTATTGTTACTNGTNGTNCNAGTATCTGTAGCATAGATATAGTTACGTAACTCTTTCCACTCTTCTAACTTAGAAGAACGAGAGCTATTCCATGAAGACCAACGGTTAGCTATTTCAACAGCTAGAGTGTGAGGATCTATAATACTTTCAATGTCAATAGTAGTGCCAGCCATTTTAACTCCAAGTTCCTAGCTATGTGATAATTATATCACAGTGTAATAAATATGTCAACATCTTAAAATGCTACTCCACCAAACTTAGGGTGGAATACGACATTGTTGTCGGTTTTGTTTCTTCTAATTGTCATGCTTGGTTTAATTGCTACCTCAACGGCTGCAGCTAAACAGTCTTTGCAGTCATCATGTGCTGGATTGTAAGATACTAGTTCTTCTTCTAGTACTTGACAGTTACCACCTCGGTAATGATACATTTGTAAGTTGTCGTACCTTGGTTCAAGAGCAGCAGCTATTCGTTCTTCTTTAGAACCTTGGTGACGGTTAGGTCTATGCTCATCAATCTTTAAAGCTAGACCGTTAGGTTTAATGTAGTTATCTTTTAACTCCGTTACGATAGCTGACTGAGCAGCTGTACATTCAGCTCGTAGCTTTCTGAAGTCCCATCTATTAAGTAAGTCTAAGATGTGCCTGAAGTATTCAGAGATCTTATCTGTCTTGAATCTATCAATGTCTAAGACATACACATTGTTTTCGTAGTCAACACCTATAACAACAATAGCTGTGTAGTCAGCTCGTTTACTTACACTATAGGCAAAGTCAACTGCTGCACTAACATTTAACTTCCTGCCTTGATACTGCCATTGACCATTGTCTCTAGTTAAATGTTTACGGTCATAGTACTGGAACTTCTCATATGCTATAGGTTGTGTATCTGGGTCTGTTGGATCGTTGTAGTACTGTGCTCTAAACTGTACTCTGTCTAGGTACTGACCTCTCTTTTT